TTTGTTTTAACAAAGTAAAAAAAGAATTTAGAAATGAAAGAATCATAATGTTATTTATTTTGAATTTTTTATTTTTAAGTTCAGAATTATCTTTAGAAAATATTTCTTTTATGTAAATGGATGATTTTAATGTCAGTTCACTTCATGAATCAAAGAATGAATGGGGTTCTAGATTGCTAACTATATTAACCCCTTTACTGATTGATGGTTACAACTCTATTTTAGAAGAAGCTATAAAAATTTGCAAAGATAATGACGAGATGAATAAATATTTGATGACGTTTCAAAATTTTATTTCAAGAATCCCAAAATGGAATGCCAGCATTATTGAACGTGAAAGAATTCGTATTTGTGATAAAAGTGGCTGCGTGTATTTAGAAGAACTTATCACGTGTGTGCACATTATTCAACTAAAACTATTAACGTCCATGCGAGTAGGTCAGAAACAAAAAAAAATAGACATTAATATTCCAAAATTAGACGATTTTATTCATAAGGTTTATATTAATACTGCACGTAAGTTGTACAAAAACATTTATTTGTTTGAATTAAACGTTCCACCACTTCAAGCGCAAAAAAATAATAGAGAAATAGAGGTAATTGTTCAAGAATGTATATTAAATACCGTGAGAGAGAGCATTCCTGTAGAAGCAATTTTGAAGGCTTACATGGATGAAACGGTTGAAGAAGATATTGTTGAAGAGGTCAAAGAAGAAATAGTTGAAGAGCCTGTTAAGGAAGTTACACCTGTAGTGTCAAATAATAGTTCGACTATAAACAATGACCAACATACACCCAACGGACGCCTAAGTTTTAATGACATTGATTATGTTAAGGATAGTAATGATAATATTGTTTCTGTAACTGCGCCAAAAACTATAGAACGCTTGGAAGAAATTGGTGAAATAAGAGCACAACAGAGAAAACTATCCGACTCGGACGATGAAGATGATAATGAAAATGTCAAGTTAAATATATCAGCCGATTCGTTCGACTTAGGAGTATTAGACATTCACACAATAGACGAACCCAAACTAGAATTGCTGCCTGATTTATTAATAGATGAAATTGAAGTATTAAATTAATTTTTCGCGTATAATTAAAAGAATCTAAATATATTGTACAGTGTATATTATACATGGAATATACATTGGCTATTGCCGCTATTTGTCTAGTCATTTACGTTACAGCAAAATTATTAATTGATGAAATTGATGAAATTTACACGGTTGGTATATTTAATTAAGATTTTGCGTAAAATTAAAAATAAGAATCTGATTTTATATTGTAAATGGAAAATATATTTATTATTGCCGCTATTATTTCGATTATTTTTTTTATAGCAAAATTTGTAGAGATGCGGTTTCTTGATAAAGAACCGAAACCATTAAAATTATTAGTAAGGGATTCCCTTTTGGTATATTTTAGCGTTATTTGTGGTTATTTTATATTGGAACAAATAAAACCGGCAATAAATAGTGGCGGTTCAGGAATATCAGTTCCAGTTTTTACAGATAACCCCGAATTTTAGATAATAAATAAATAAAATTTAAATAAAAATAAATGAACCGTTTATTTTTATTCTAACGACCAGTCCATATTTTAACAACTGTTGTAGGAAGAGCTTTTTTTTTAACATCTGTTTCGTATTCTGAATACGTATAACCCCATGTTTGATGTCTATGAATACTTCCCAATAATGATTTTTTTGCAGAATTTGCTAATTCTGGATATTCTGTGCAAAATAAACAACCAAATATTCTTTCTAATGCACACCTATCAGCTCTACATCTAACACAATTAATTAGATTTGTTATTTTATATTTATTTTCTAATAAAGTTAAAAAATTATGGTTAATAAAACTTTGCACGCCAAAACAGCCATACCATTTTTCAAATGGCATACCTAATACTACATTATCTAACATTAGTTTAGAATGTATATTGTGAGAATTTTGTAAATTGCTTACTATTCTTGCTCTATTTGCAAGGTCTTCTTTGTCTGGAAAGAAAAACCAAAAAGGTGCTACTTTTATTTCTTTTTTAATAAGGTTATCAAAATTGGCTCTTTTATGGAAAAAAACACTGTCGTGTAAAATAATTGCATTTTCAAAAAATTTGTGTTTTAAATAATAATAATATGGCAGCAATTCTCCTCTACCTGGAAATTCAGACTTAATTATTTCAATATTTTTGTAGACAGCTTCATCTTTTACAAATTCTGGATTACTATTATCGTCTATAATGACGATTTTTCTGAAAGGATATAAGTGTCGTAACAATTTTACAGAATTGTTCCAGTATTTATTAGTTTGCTCACAACGAACATGTCTAGTAAGTATAAACCCGTACGTCTGCATATTTATATTAATTATTATAAATATACTAAATATAATACAACTATTTAAATAAAAATAGTTTTATTTTGAAAAACATTTATTTACACATAAACTGGTATATTGTCAATATTAATAACATCAGTAGGAACAGGTCCTTTAAAATTAGAAAAAGATTTAAATTCAGGACGTTCCAATTGTGCTTGAGGTGTATGGTTATGAACACATCTCGAAATCATTTTATATAATTTAAAATCAGGATATCTATCAGTGCCATTATTTTTATAAAGCAAATTGATTCCTTTATCATCTAGACACCATTCAACTATAAGACGTTTAATGGGGTCGCATTTTTGCAAATCTTTAATTTCATCTAAATCATCGATAAGATAATCAAATATGGAACATGCTAATCTGCACAAATCAAAACTAAAATTAGGTTCAAGTCGCGGTTTTTTTTCGTTAAAATACGGTTCAGTATTGTATTGAGATGCCGCGTCTTCGCCAGTTTGAAAACTATCACTGCAAAATGTCTGTCCATTTGCTTTGTAAATACTTCTTCCAAAATCAATCATTTTAAAGATTCTTCCAAACGTGGGCACTTTGTAATTTTTATTTTTGTAGCAATAATAAATAAACTTTTTATTTGTGTAATTATACATAACATTGTTAGTATGAAGGTCGTTATGCGTAAAAGAAAAGGCTTTTTGATATGTAATTAGAATCATAATTATCTGCATTAATGCGGAATACCATTCGTCATTTGTTAGTTCATTTGACAAAATAAGGTCATCAAACGTGTTTTCACAGTACTCCATACAAATTACTTGTACGGGAAAGGAATTAATGCTAACGTCAATTCTTTCCTCTTCATCATCACCAGCATCTTCATCTTCATCTTCGTCATCATCAGCATCAACATCATTTTCACCTTCATCTTCGTCTTCATCTTCATCTTCATCTTCATCTTCGTCTTCATCTTCGTCTTCATCTTCATCTTCGTCCGTGTCTTCATCCTTTTCCTTCCCGTCAGATGTATGAGATGACCTGGATGAACAAGTAGAACTGCTTTTGAGAGTTACATTATTTTCATTATCATTTGTGGAAAGTTTAGTAACCTCAACTAAATCAGATGACAAATCAAATTCTTCCAACGCACCGTTTGTATCCTCAAATACATTTTCAAATATATCATCGTTGAAAGAACAAATGGATGTATTTGTCTTCACACTCGAGTTGTGTATAACAATAGGTTTCAATTTGACGGCATTATTGTTAAATAAATGTTCATAATCGCCAATTTTAAACAATATATTCTTATTTTTATTGAAAAAATCAGAAGTGTTCAAATAATCAATATCATCAAAAACATTTATATTAAAGTTATGTTTGATTGCCAAAAAAGACCCATAATAATCAACTCCATGAAAAAAATTATGTTCATAAATCAAGTGACTGTTTAAAAATAAGAAAAAACCGTCAACATAGGCAGAATTGTTATAATCTATAAATTTTGATTGTGTATTCAGTTTGGTTGAATCCAAACTAGGTAAATTAAATAGATTTGTGTCTTGTGTGTTATATTTTCCTATTAAATATTTATACGGGTCTAGTAAAGGAGCCATTTTAAAAAACACTTCTTTTTCTTTCGTTTTGTCATTATTAACATTTTTAATGGTACAATTATATAAGTTGTTATTGGCATCGTGTTTATCATCATTTTTAATGTTAGAAATGCACCATTTGTGGTTAAGATTAATATTATTGTAGTTCGTTTCATTCAATGTAAAAAACCTATTATAAATTGGTATGTAATTTTGTATTTTAGAAAGATTAAGCGTATTTTCTTTCTCTAAAGCTTTAAAAAGTTCCACATTTTTCCTTTTTTGATAATTCACGTTAATCATCATCATTAGCTAATTAGTATATAAATTATACACGTTTTTAACTTATAATTTTGACTAAATAACAAATGGTAAATAACAGATAATCAATTAATTTAGCATTCGTGTAAAACATTAAAAAAATCTTTATAAAAATAATAGATATGACGTTAGAATTAAAAAAATTTGATATGAAAAGCATTAGTTTTAAGGCAAATGAGAGTAAAGGACCTGTTGTAGTGTTAATTGGCAAACGTGACACAGGCAAGAGTTTTTTGGTGCGGGATTTACTTTATTATCAACAGGACATTCCTATCGGAACAGTTATCTCAGGGACTGAGGAGGGCAACGGTTTTTACGCGAAAATGGTGCCAAAATTATTTGTGCATCATGAATACAATACAGCCATCATTGAAAATATATTGAAACGACAACGCACTGTGTTGAAACAAATCAAGAAGGAAATCGAAACGTATAAACGAAGTACTATTGACGCGCGCGCATTTGTAATTTTGGATGATTGTTTGTATGACGCTACATGGACTCGAGATAAGATGATGCGACTTTTGTTCATGAACGGGAGACATTGGAAGGTCATGTTAATCATCACAATGCAATATCCCCTCGGCATACCACCCACGCTCAGGACAAATATAGATTATGTTTTTATTTTGCGTGAGAATTATATAGCGAATCGGAAGCGTATATACGAAAATTACGCTGGAATGTTTCCCACATTTGAGTCCTTTTGTCAGGTGATGGACCAATGTACCGAAAATTATGAGTGCTTGGTAATTAATAATAACTCAAAATCAAACAAGTTGCAAGACCAAGTGTTTTGGTACAAGGCGGATAACCATAATGACTTCAAACTTGGCTCAAAAGAGTTTTGGGAATTGTCCAAGAGCATGAATTCGGACGATGAAGATGAAAAGTATGACCCAGGCTCTGCGAAAAAACGCGGTTCAGGTCAAAAGATTACCATCAAAAAGGCGAATAAGTGGTAACAAAAGCGCTTTTATATTTAAAAACGCTTTTATAAAAGTCGCTTTTAAATAAATAACCGATACAATTACTTAAATAGTATCTTATAATAAATATATAATAAGATGCAAGAGTTAAATGTCGTAGAACTTATTGAAAAAAACCCCATCACAAAGCTTTCAAATACATATAATAGTAAATTATTGAATAAAATTCAACAAAATTTTACGGGATTTGAACAACAATTATTCGTAAGTAGCTTTTATTGTTACTTAAACTATGATAAAAATGCGGATTTTGTAGTTGACTTGGACGAAGTATGGAAATGGTTAGGTTTTAGCCAAAAAATAGACTGTAAACGATTAACAGAAAAATATTTTATACTTGATTTGGATTACAAAAATGTTGCTTTGGGCAAACCCAAAGCGACTTTGGAAGAAGAAAAACCCTCTTTGACTAAGCACGGTGGTCAAAACAAACAGACTATACTGCTAACTATCAAATGTTTCAAGTCGCTCTGTTTAAAAGCACAGACCAAAAAAGCATCTGAAATCCATGAATATTATATGAAATTGGAAGAAGTATTGCAGGAAATAGTAGAAGAAGAAACAGATGAGTTAAGACTTCAACTAGAACAAAACAAAAATCTAATTTTGGAAAAAGATACTGCCATTATAAACATAAAGAAAGAAAAGCAAAAAGCAGTAGAACAAGCAATTGTCGTGCAATTTCCCGTAAATACCGAATGTATTTATTTTGGAACGATTGATAATACAACTGAAGCAGGAGAGAAGTTAATTAAATTCGGTCATACAAATGATTTATCAACTAGACTGGTAGACCATCGTAAAAAATACACCAATTTTGTTTTAGTTAATGCTTTTAGAGTTCAAAACAAAGTAGAGATAGAAAATCTAATAAAAAATTATCCAAAAATAAAAAGACAAATTCGTAGTATAGAAATTAATGGAAAAAACAAAACTGAAATTATTGCTTACGATCCAAATAATTTTACCATTGAAAAACTATCCAAATATAT